TGCGCCAGCAAGAACGTCAGCAGTGGAGGATTCTTTACCTCCCACAGTACCATATATAGGTACATCGACTGTCTGACAGACGTTTTGGGTGCGTGGCGTCTGTGTTTCAATGGTTTTATAGACATCTTCAGTATTCCCATTGACATTCTGAGCTGACGCTGATGATGCAAGTAGAACTGATGTGATGACAGTTCCTATCAAAATATTTTTCATAATTATCCTTTAATTTCCATTACCAATTCCCCTGTTCCAAAAAGTTCATAACCTTTGTTTTCTGGGGCAACTGTAATTTTAACATGGGTTTCAAGTGCTTCGCACATTTCTTCGGCAGCCTCAACTGCCTCTTCTATAGTTCCATACATAATATATTCAAATTCCTTGGTCATTAAAACCTATAATACCATAATTAGTTTAGTTTGTCAAGTGGTATTAACTCTTTTTCTTTAGTTTCTTTGTTGTATCTAAATTTAATGAAGTTACCTTTCTCCAATGTGTCTAAGGTAAATTCCACGGCATCTTCTAATCCCTTTGTCTTGCCAAAGTGAACTCCTATGTAATAGGACATTGCAAGCAAAGATGTGCAAATAAATGATAATTCAATCGGGGTCATAGGTACTACCTCTCTAAGATAACGTAATTGCCAAAGTATTTATCGAACACCAAAATCAGGTTTTCATAGTCACCAGACTTCATTTCAGTAATGATTGACAACTTATTGAGTCCATGATGCCGAGCTAAACGACTTGCCATACTTAAAAGAGAGTATGCATTACCATCAGGGCCTGTCAAGTCAATGATAGGAGTTCGTTGTTTTTTCTCAATTATCATCGTTACTCCTCGTAGGGTAGATGGGGTTCAAATTCAGACTCAAACTGAGCGGCAATTGTCTTCTTTTCTCTGATTAACGACTTTACGTTTTCTAGAGGAGTAAGGTTCAACTTGGGCATGTTGGCCACATCATATGGCATAAGAAACGTGACAGTCATCATCTCTACTATTTTTTCCAAGACTTCGATGTCCTTCAATAATTCATTCATTAAACACACTCCTCATATTTTACAATACTTTTGATTTTGGAGACTAGCTCCTTGCCGTAATTCGTGAATAGGATACCATGTTCCCAAACAAAAGATTCCACACACTGTCCACTATAGAACTTTGTACCATCCATTAACCAGCGTAATGCAGTTTTTTCATCACCAGCACCACTGGAGATATATTGGTCGAGAATAGACTTGAAGGTAACTACACACTTCTCTTCCCACTTGGCCTGTTCCTTTAAATCATACTCAACAATTGCAGAGTACTGGTCACACAAGTCTTCCAACTTGGCATTAGTCATCATTGCAAAATTCATAGAACGAGCAAAAGACTTAGAGTATGCATCAGCACACATCTCATATACAGTGGTTTCCAACATACCACGCTTATATGACTTGAGTGTTGTCCACCCATTACTTTCAAAGAAAGCAGGGTCAGTTGGAATGAATCCAGCGAAACGCCCCTCTTTGGCGTCAACCCATGCTTGGGTATCTGCGTTGCGTGATGTGATGTAATCAATAAGTTTTTGTTCCATAATATGTACTCTCTTGTTTCTTTATCTTATGTAACCATTATACCCTGTTATCACAACAAAGTCAAGTGTTTTGTTAGAACACTTTGTTATAAGTATATAACTAACCTTCGAACCTGTCGTGAATAGGGATAGCGCCGATAAACGCTTCTGGTTGTTCTAACATCTTACGAGCAGCCTCACCGAAGCGACTGTCTGAAGTTGAGGCGTAGTTTCCACCAAACATATGATGTCCCTTGAAGTTTTCTTCTGGAACAATCGACAGTACAGAACCGAACCCAAAATGACGAACTACCAATATAGCGGCAGGGTAATCATCAGAAGGATTGAAGGGGCCTGACACATTTGTCAAGCACAACCCTTTAATATCTTTAGAAGAAACTCCACCATTGGTGCAGTCTGTTCCACTTGAATCTTTGTAAACACTAACTAATAAACCCATAATATATTCTCCTAATTAATACAATTCAACGTCATATTTGTCAATCAAAATGGCTGCAACACGTTCACGATCTAACGAGTCTCCATCACCCCAAGTCATTTCATCATACGTTCCAGTGATACGCATAGTGGCAGCTGGTGTAGATTCACTACAGGCAACGCAATAGTCAAAAATAGCAGATTGAATTTGCGTTTCAGTAGCGAACTCTTTCTTTGCATAACATCCACCCTCACCATAAAAATCTTTCAGATAGTTCTTAAAATCGACTAGTTGTTTAACAATAACTTCATTCATAATTTCTCTCTCTTCTCAATTCTATAACTCATTATACCATCGTTTTCATAACAAGTCAACTGTTTAGTTAGAACATTTTGTTCTATGCATATAACTAAACTTTACCAAAACTGTAATAGTTCTTGTACTTCTCAACATTTGATGGAGCGTACAAACCAACCAATCCACGCACTTCATTATAAACACGAACCCGTTTGGCAGTGACTCCAACAACCTCACCCCAAGCCCAAACATCAGTCCCAGCACACTTAACTCCAACTCTCTCGCCAACTTTATAATCTTCCATAGCTTCTCTCTCTTTCTTTATCTTATGTAACCATTATACATGTTATTACAACAAAAGTCAAGTGTTTTATAAAAAAAAGACAAAAAAAAGTCCTTGTGAAAACAAAGACTTAGGATTTATTTTAAATATTTACAGAAAATTTACAAACCTTCAAGTGTTAAAAATCCTGCAAACGAGCGACATTTTGCTTGTTGCGATTTTCTCCACCGATTTAATCCTTCCATTAGAAATGCATCTTTCATTATAAGTCTACTCCTCTACTTGGGATACTTTTTCCTCTCGCAATATTTTCAATATCACCACGGGTGACACCAATGTCTTGCAAGTCTCTATCTGTTAATTTGCTTAATTCACCATACACTTTAGCGTTGTATGGATTTTTTGATGTGACGGCTTTGAACAAATCATATAAGGTTGTACAAATCGCACAATAAGTTGAGGTCAAACTATTCATAGCTCTTTCTCCGTCATTAGTTTCTTCGCTTCTTCGTGATAGCCCATATTGACTAATTCACTTGCAGCTCTGGCTCTTCCAGATGATTCTGTTATTGAGATACTTAATTCAAGCATCTTTGTCATTGCTTTTTTCAATGACTTACAAACCCCACACGCAAGTTGTGTGTTATGGCTCATAATTAGGCCTAGCGACATTATTGAGTTCTCCTTTTAGTTAACATCGTATTATAAAAAGCAAGTACATCTTCGTCATGTAAATGCTGTACTTCTTTACCATATTCCATTCTAATGAATCTAACGACATCCATCTTATGTTTTGGTATCGGATTTGGCTTAAACAAATCCAGTATGCTCCATCCTATCATCACTCTTCTTTCTCTTAAATGATTGGGATGCAATACATCCCCTAATTAATATTATGCGATACGCACAGTATCACCTTGGCCTGATTATAGGTCATTTTCGATTCTCCTTGGGGGGGTCTTCGCGTATATTTATAACAACTGTAATGACTTATTCTACGAAAGATTAAGTTATTTACACATACTTACTATTGCTTTGATGTATACTCTTCTCTCAATATCTTAGAACTACCAACCCTAACATTGATGATACCATTATAGTATGTGTCACTAATAAGTACCTCTCTGTCGAACTGTTCCTTTGCTTCTAGATAACTGAGCATTCCTCTACTCCTACAATAATGTAGGATTACTCTGGTGAATTTATCTTCACCGAGTTCCTTGACATCAGCGTTCAAGTAATCAGAAGAACCCCAATAGGTTTTCCAATCACTTTCTTTTGTTGAACGCCTCTTGTTCTTTTTTCCTTTTAATGGGGGTTTCGTAACCTTGAAACGTGCTAGTTTCTTACCAACATACATCTTACCATTAGTAAGATTAGTTATCAAGTATACGAACCCTTCACACTCTTCTGGCAGTTCTTCAACAGGCCTGCCATCAAAAGTCCAGTTTACCATTTAATAGTCTTCGTCTTCTGGTTCATCAAACAATTCATCCTGTTCTTCCTTGTTCAATTTATCAGAACAAAAGGGACAATAGGTTACACTATAATTCCATTCGTCCATGTTATGTGCTATACGAAAAACTGCATCACACCCATCACATAGAATTTCTTTTCTACTCATAGTTATACCTGTCCCTTGTTATCATTATGCAGCGTAGACATCATCCCACTTGCCTGTTAATCCAGCAACCTCATATTCAGTCACTTTATTCTCAAAGAAGTTGGTATGGTCTGCGCCATTCAGCACCCACTCCAACCACGGCAGAGGATTTTCTTTTACTTTGTAGTTTCCTTTGAGTCCAAGTTGAAGAAGCCTTCTGTCAGTAATGTATCTAACATACTGTTTGACTTCCTTTTCACCTAGTCCCTCAATGTCACCAAGCTTGTACGCCAAGTCAATAAACCTGTCTTCCAACTTAACAGCGTTCCTTGCCATCTCATATATATGTCCCTTGAATTCATCGTCTACGATACGGGGGTGTTCTGCACAATATGCCTTGAATAGTTTTGCATTACCTTCAACATGGATAGATTCATCACGAATACTCCACTCAACAACCTTACCCATACCTTTCATCTTACCATAACGCTGAAAGTTTAACAGCATTACGAATGATGCGAACAAGGCGACACCTTCATTCATTACTGACTTTGCAAGACACAATCCAAGTCCACGAACTGTATTCGGGTCACTGTCCATCATAAATTCAATCTTGTCAGCCATCTCTGTGTATTCCAAGAAAGCATGATACTCTGCGTCTGACAATCCAAGTGTTTCATTAAGTAGTGCATATGCACGTTGATGAATACCTTCCCTAGTTGCAAAAGAACCAAGCATGTTCCGTACTTCGTTGTTCTTAAACTTAGGAATAAATTGGTCGTAGTAGTTCTGTCCTACTGCAACATCTGACTGTGTGAATAGTCTAAGGATGTTTGTGACGTATTCCTTCTCGACTGCATTAACCTTACCAGATTTCCAATCAGCAACATCTTCAGACAAGTCAAGTTCATCTTCAATCCAATGGACTTTCTCATGTCTTGTTGTGATTTCAACTGCCCAAGGGTAGTGAAATGGTTTGTAAGCTTCTGAGAACTCCAACAACCCTCCACCTTGCTTTTTCACAAAAGTATCTGCAACTGCAATAAACTGGTCGTATGAACCAACCAACTTATCATCAATAAAGATTTGTGGTACTGATCGAGCAGTGGGGTTTATTTTTTGATAAAATGCAAGACGTTCTTCTTCGTTGTCCATCTTAATCTCTGTGTACTCATACCCATGCGAGTCGAACCAATGTTTCGCCTTCTCACAGAATGGACAATGTGACTTACTGTATATTTCTACTTTCATTTCTTTTTTCCTTTTTTGATCAGCCCTGGCAGGCTGTACACTCGTCTTGTGATTCCATTGTTTGTGTTTCAAAATCTTGTAATGCATCACGCGAAACTTTCATTGATACATTTTCTGCCTTTTGTGAACTTTCTGTTCTTAGGTAGTACAGACCCTTAGTTCCTAACTTCCATGCAGCAAAGTGACTTCTATGTAAGTCTTTCTTGTCTGCGCCTGATGGGAAGAATAGGTTTAATGATTGTCCTTGACAAAGATACTCTTGTCTATCTGCGGCCTGTTCCACTAACACCATCTGATCAATCTCAATTGCTGTTTTGAAAACATCTTTAACCTTTTGTGACAAAAACTCAAGATGTTGGACTGAACCACCATGAGTAATAATATCTGACCAAACTTCGTCTTGGTTCCTACCAATCCTTCTTAGTTCTTGTTCTAAGTACTTGTTCTGCACTAAGTGAGAACCAGCGCGTGTACGATGCGTATATGCATTCGCCTTTGATGGTTCAATAGATGGAGAAGTTCCTACAATGATACTAGAGTTTGCATTAGGAGCAATCGCAAGTAGATGTGCATTACGTCTACCAGTACCTCTCATATCAGGAGCCTCACCCTTCTCTGAACCTATGTTAACAGTTTCCTTGACTGCGCTGTCTTTGATATACTGGAACACCTCACGATTCAGTTCTCTTGCTTCTAGTGAATCAAAAGGAACTCTCTTCTTATGTAAGAGTGAATGCCAACCCATTGCACCTAGTCCAAGACTACGTTCTTGAGTTGCAGAATATCTTGCACGACTAATCTCATCACCAGCATTGTCAATAAAGAATTGCAATACATTGTCTAAGAATCGAATGAGGTCTGCAACAAGATTTGAATCTTTCCACTCATCATATTTCTCTAAGTTAAGAGAAGATAAACAACACACGGCAGTCCTGTCTTCTGATGTAGGAAGATGTATTTCATTGCACAAGTTAGAACCATGAATCTTCAATCCCTTGGCTCTCATCGTATGCGGTAACGCACGATTAGCTGTATCAATGAAGTTAAGGTATGGTTCACCTGTACGATAACGCACTTCCAAAATCTGTTGCCACAAACTTCTGGCAGGCATACTTTCACGAACAGTATCTTCATGTGGGTCTTTAAAGTCCCATATCTCATTTCGTTCTACTGCTCGCATGAAGTTATCTGTGATATTGATTGCATGGTGCAAATTTAAGTTCTTACGATTGACATCACCTGTAGGTACTCGCATGTTAAGGAACTCTATCAGGTCGGGGTGTGAGACATCCATATACGCCGCGTAAGAACCTTTACGAGTTCTACCCTGTCGATATGCCGTCATATCTGCGTCTACAGTATGTAAAAACGGCATTGGGCCGGGGGCCTTGTCAGAGATGGCACGAATGTCACTCCAATGTCCACCAACACCACCACCCTTAACAGACAACCATCGTAACTCTGCTGAGTGGTCGATTAGTCCTTCAAGTGAATCAGGTACATAAGTTAAGAAACATGAGATTGGTAACGCCTTTGCTTTAGTGCCAGGCATAGGAGCGTTTGATAATACTGGGGATGCAAACATGAAGTGACCTTTAGACACTGCATCATAGATACGTTGTGCAAGGTCTAAGTCGCCATTACAATATGCAACTGACGCCCGTGCATATGCTTGTTGGGGTGATGCTTCTTGTTCTGTACAATAATAATCTTTTAGAAGTTTATACGCTTGTTCACTTAAATCCTTATCTCTTGTTTTATCTATTCTTATACCAAGGTGGTCATGACCATTGTCTACCTCAGTCTTTGGGAAGGGTAGTATAACTTCTGCAAGACTTTTCATTTTTTGTAATTCTCCATTTATCTAATTTGTGCGTTTCCATGAACTGAAAACAGTTTGTGCTTTTAACCCCTGATGGGAGTTACTATGTATAATACCTAAAATCTCGCCTGACGTTTTGCCAGAGAGAATCATATCGTTTATGTCCTTTTCTTTTATCGTACTTGGCCACAAACATACCTTATATCCCTCTTCTATAAACTTTTCAATTTGTTTACAAATTTCTGGATTTCTAGGTTCGTTGTCTGGTACAAGTACTGCTTTATTTTTGAACTGAGGTACACGCAAGTCACTCTGCGCGACTGCAACAGAGTTTTCTAGGAACATAGAATCAAATGGCCCTTCAGTAACATAGATGGTACTGTTAGGGTCAACCTTATTCATCCCAAAGATTTTGGGATATTCTGTGTCCAGAATGATTGTAATGTACTTCTGCTTTTCGTCACCAAATGATCTACCTTGAAAGGCAAATATTTGTCCGTTCTCCTTACGAAAGGGGATAATCATTCTAGGATGATCTCCGTCCAATACAGGGAACTTATTGTGGACTTGGGTGTTGACGAACTCATAAAACTTAGGACTGAAATATATATCATTCCAAGCATCTCTAGGCAGTGATCTTTCCTCTAAAAACGCAATAGCTGGATGATTATTTTTCAATTCTGCAAAAGTTTTTAAATCACCTAATCTAGATTTAAATTTAGGTGCTGTAAAATCAAATACAGGTTTGGGTGTCTTGTATGCACCCTTATATGGAGTACCATTAGTACCCTCTTTGTAGCGTTCCATCACATACTCTTTGTATAGATTTGAATCTACATACTCAATGAGTTTAGCAACAGTTGTGCCCATAGAACAGTTATGACATTTAAAGAACAAATCCTGCTTCTGAGCGTAAACAAAACCACGAGCTTTGTTCTTCTTTTTACTAGAATCCCCACAGTACGGGCAAGAGAAGTTCCACAAGTTATTATTTTTCTTGGAGAAGTTTCTGAGGCGTGAACCGATAAGGGAGACATATTTGGTATCAATGTAATTCATATGACTATGATACACTAAAGACACCACCTTGTCAAGAGATTTTACATCATTGCAGGAAGAATTTCTGTAAGTGCAAAACCACACACAATGGAACCGCCGATAATGACATAACGCCACTTCTCAAGCACCCCAACTCTGGTGGATAGTTCATCACGCAAGGTCTTAAAGTAAGCGTCTGCGGTTTGATTGTGTTGATTCATTGCGTCTACTAAACGCCTTTCCATATCCAGAATACACTGTTGATTGTCTTTTGCATTAGTGGATATACGGGAGTGTAACTCTTGTACTGTGTGTTTAAAGTCGTTTTCTTGTTGTTCTAATTGGTCTTCCTGACGCATTAATTTTTCCTCATGGACTGCCATGATCGTATGCAAAGCTTGTGATACATCAGCTATCTTCTCTATAGCAGAATCTAACCTGAGATGTATATGTTTCATCTCAGTGACTTCTCTTTTCAGAAGTGCTACTTCTGTATCTAGACTTTTAACTGTTGCCATTTTGCATGTTCTTTATCCGATCTTGCATTTCTACCATCTTAACTTCTTGTCGCCAAAGACGAGCTTCTAACTCATCCATCTTCTTAGTAACAGATGGATACTTCTTTCTCCAAGCATCTTCGGGTTGTCTTAACCATTTCCAGTTATATTTATCAACTAAGTAATCTACAAACTGATCTATTTTTCCGTAACACCAAATACCCATGTGAGTATCTTTGAAATATGCAAGGAATGCTGCACCAAGCAATGCGCCAATTATACTGGTATAAATCCAGAGTGTACTATCAAATATTTCCATCATCGTCCAAGCGTCCACTTAACATAGTTCTGTATACCATGATCTTTGATACCATCTAAGGCATCACTTCTCCAACCTCTCCACCTGTCCTTAATCATTTGCCATAATGTTAGTGTTCTTATGTTACCATAAAAATTAATGTATGTCAAGAGGCCATGGTGTTTATATCCCATTAAAAATAATGGTACTTTTGTTACAACATCATTGTTGTTCACAACTCTGTGATGTGGGGTTTTAATGTTCTTAACGAAACTCCGAGTACCAACACGGGGAGAACCAAATGTAGTTAGTAGTTCTACATCTTCCATTTCTTCAAACCTTGAACATGCAATAGTTGCCATAGCAGCACCTAATGAATGTCCAGTGATGTAGAATTTCTTTCTAGAGTGTTTACTTCTATGTGATACTAGTTGGGCGTATAACTTATTTAGTTCACCAGCAAATCCAGAATGGACTAAACCATGTGTCATGGAGAAACGGGGTATTGCATTCAAGTCTGCTATAAGGTCAGATAGTTCATTTGGTTCTGTTCCTCTGAAACAAAGAATATACTCATTCTTATTCCATACTGCATGACATTGTGCGCCATCTCTACTGAAGTACTTATGAGTGTACCCCATTTCTTTACACTTTACTTTTGCCTGTTTACCATCTAGGTATGCATTAGCTGCCAGTTGCGACATTAGATGTATCATCACTTTCTCCTTTAGTTGTTACTGCCTTCTCATAGTATAGAATAATCTGTTTTTGTTGTTCTATATATCGTCTTAACTCTGCAATATTTTTTGATAAGTTCTCGTAGTCCTTTACAGATATAGCAATGTATGAATCTATTCCGTTCTTAGCTTCGAATTCTCTTTTGAATTCTTCTAAATTCTTGTCTGGTGATACAACATGGATAGTTATATCATTCAACTGTACTGTCTTGGGATGTGCTACAATAGGAATCTGTCTCTCAACAACCTTCGTAACAGTTACAATTTTGGGTTCTGGGATTAGTGATGAACAGCTAGTCAGCAGTACTGCTGCTGTCAGAACTAGTAATAGACACAAGGTCGTCCCATAGTTTGTCTGTCGCATTTTGCATCCTCTTTTCAATTAAGCCAGGCTTCTTATTAGCTAGCAGAGTCAGATTGTGTTTGTTAAGGGTTGTTCTAAGTTGATCCCCATACTTCTCTGAAGTCTGCAAGTCCAAAGCAAGTTGATTCGTTAATTGATTCAATCTTGCAGTGTCCTCACCCATCTGTTTGATAGTCGCTTGGTTTGTTTCATTAGCAACTTCTAGTTTTGCGTTGTTCTCACGCAAACTTGCAATTGTATTTTGGGTGGTGTCATAATAGTACTTAGCACCATATGCTGCACCACCCAATAAACCAACTACAATAAGAATTGCATATAGTTTAAACATTACTCAGCCTTCCACATTGTCCAAATACCATACGCTACTGTTAGTCCAGCAACTAGTTTGGCAAGTGGAGCAACAAAAAGAACCAACAGTCCAAGTGCAACACATACACCTCCATCCATTGTTGTTCTTTCCTTCAGTCGTTTATAAATCCATGCTCTCATAATTTTCCTCCTTAAAATTTAAGTTTCTGATCACTGGTTTTAAAGTCTTTCTTTCGCATTACAGTCTTTGCAATTAAGTCCAGTTCTTTACCATCCCATTTCAATACAAACGGCATGTTAACATCCGTCTGCATATCATTTAGGACTGCTTCAGCATCTGGGCCAAGTTGTGCAATCTTTTTACCATGCGTCTTACGAGACTGTTTGAACATACGAATAAGTTCTGCTACAGTGATCTGCTTCTTATTTCTTTCATCATTCACCCTATCTAAGAAGTGTCTGGTAAATTCAACATCAATACCCACACTCTTATATAGTCTATCTGCATACTTCTCAACACCATCTAAATCTTGTTTAGTAATCTGTTGTTCTGATAACGACTTAAACTGGTTGAAACTTTTCATGTTACTTTACCTTAGACATTGCAAAACTAGCAATCTTCATAAAGTCGGCTTTGCTTCCGTTTATAAGTTTACTTATTTTATCTTTGTTAGATTTACTTACCGCATCAAAAACCTGTGTTACAGCAGATGCAGTATATAAGTCAACTTTCATAGAACCATCTTTAAACTTAATAGACTTGTTCTGTTTGTTTTTTACAATGTTCTTTAAAACATCCACGTTGTCTTCAGCAAGAAGATATTCGTGTTCTCTGTTAAGAGTGTTTTCTTGTACTTTTGCGGCAAGTTTAGATTGAGCTCTTGCTTCTCTTTTTGCCTTCAACTCACTCATACGACTGTAGAACCCTCTTGCTCCTTTAGTTCTAGCATCATATGGTGACTTTTCTTTCTTCTTTTTCTTTAAGTCTTTCTGATAACGTACATCTGGTGGCATTGAAACTCCACCACCACCACTATTGTTAGCTGGTGCATCTTCGTTCTTGATACCCAATAATGGGTCATCATAAAACTTCTTCATTATTTTATTGAATTCTAATGGCATTATAAATCTCCTATGTCCAATTCCTTTATATCCTCAGAAGATATAAAAATCTTCTGTTTTGTTCTATTGTGAATCACAGCAAATACATCTATGCCTAGGATAGTGTCGGCTGGTGGTGTATCCTCAAATACTTCAACTTCATCTCCCTCAAGAGCGTCAAAGTCTTCCTGATCTTCATCTGTTATAATAACATCCTGTGTTAGTGTATAAATTCCTTTCGACAACTTACCATTGTCTAGAGTAACTTCTTCTACAATAGTGTTATCAAGTTCAATATTATTCTCTGATAAGTATTTAATGAATTCTTTCTCAAATACTTGAGGGTCTTCAATGTGTTCCTTAAATGTGTCTTTCAACAAAAATAGTGCAGCCGCATACGTTCCTACTCTGGAGCGTAAGCCGGGCACTTTCAGAAATATTTTCTTGATGTTAAATACGAGTTTGTGCAGTATAGTATACGCACTTTGTTCACTTGCTTTATAAAGTTTTTTGTCTGTCCTGTTACCCTTCTCATCAATGATACCCATCTTAAAGGCATCAGTCTTGTTAAATGGCTGTGTTAACAGTTTAACAAAACGATAAGTGACAAACATGTCTATTGCTCTACCCATTATAGTTTCCTTAGAACTTCTTTGATGTGAACATCTTCATGGATGTCCATTAGTTCTGTCTCAGTCAACATACCTAGAAATGCCATAAAGGTTTTCAGAGTTGGCCAGTAGACAGGTTCTATCTTAAATATTAGTAAGGTAGCACCAGCATCAGTACCGAATATATTACTAATGACAATCATGTGATTCAGTATCAGGCGTTCCTTTAGTTCACCACCTTCGTGATACTTCCTAAACAAACGCTTTAGATACTTGAATCGTTTCATATCATCTTCGAATTCGGGTTCACCTTCACACTGTGGATTGTTGTAATGTCGCATAGCGAACATTCTAACATTATCGTTAGTAATCTTTTCAAACATAATATGTTAACCAGTTAAACGATTTTGGTTTTTACGAAATGTGTTCCATTAGTTATAACGTGTTCAATCTCTAAAGAAAGACCACCTTCAACTTTGTGGGAAATACCATCATCATTGATGTCATCTCCATTTCCATCTTTACCGAATCGTCCACCATACTGCGTCATTGGCATTGATTGTTTACCTGCCTCAGACAAAGTGACATCACCAAAAGTAAGTCCCAACTTTTCTAGTCGATCTCTTACTATATTCAAAGCGTGTTCTGGCATCAGATATTCCATCTGACCCATTGCACCTAAGAATGAATTGATTCTATCAATTGTCTTGGGGTTAGCAATATCATTAACTCCATCATCACCAGATTTAAGGTGAGCAGCCATTTGATGGTCTTGATATGACTCATTGAACTTGCTAAAGTTTTTCATTTAAGTTTATTCCTTTTTGACGTAGAAACTTTTGTAGTTTCTTCAACTTCAAAGTCCTCTACATTTGCATTAGGATTAACCGATAAAATTTCTTGAAGTGTTCCATTAGATTCGCTTTGATGCTCATCCCATGTTACAATTTTCTTCGTTGTCGGCATCCCATTTGCGCCCATACGTTCAGACATAATAATCTCCTTTATGCTACTGCACAACCAACATTTGATATAACTAACCAACTGCTGTTTGTAAACAGACAAGTTACTGTATCACCTACATCTTGGAATGTGATAGTTGTTGCACCAGTAAGTGCAGCAGGGGTAACAACAGAGTTTCCACCATCAGTAATCATGGTAAGAATTTTAATCTGTCCATTGGTTCCGTTTGCCATTGACCCAGCATGAGTACCAGCAGTGGTGTTGATATGCGTGATGGATTCCGCAACTGAAATTACTTCGGTTCTTCCATCACATAAATGAACTGTGTCATCCAATGCAATATATGTTGGAATGTTATTGAAAAAGTTTGCAACTGTTAACTTCTTGTTAACTGGGTTGCCACTTGGATCATCAATAACGTGTAATAAATCTTCTGCGGCAATGCCTGCACCAAGATCAGCTAGAGCAGTGATTTTCTTATCTGCCATTTTTATTCTCCTGTTTAATTGTTAAAACCCTCAACTCAACACCGCATTAACTGCGACATTATCGTCTTGCGAGGGAATGCTACTGTCGGGACTCGACTCGCTTAATAGGTTTAGGAACGCATCACATTGTTGGATTGCACCATTTAAGGCATTACCCTGTGAAACTACCTG